ATAGGTCCAAGTTTCTTCAAGAACCCAACTATTGCATTTATTCCTGAAAGCACTTTTGCAAGTCCACTAAAGAACATCTCAATAACTTTTCCAAGAACAGTGAATATCGGTAGCGCCGAAATGATTAGCGTTCTTAGTTCATTTCCGTATTTACCAATAGCACCAATAATGTTGACGATCTGGTCTGCAAAACCACGGATCGCTCCTTCGTTCTCTATGATCAAATCACGAACATTGCCAAAACCAGCATCAAATTTTGCAATTATTCCATCAATTACTGGACCGAAAAAACTTCGGTTGATTACATCTCCAGCCTCTTTAAATGTGCGGAGCCAGTCTTGCATTTTGTCAAAAGCGCTACCAATTGAATCAAAACTTGATTTGAAAAAACCAAAAATACCAGGGGCTGTGCCAAGGTATTTTTGCATCAAGAAAATAAACTTGTCCGAACCCTTATCAATGAAGTCAATGACATCGTTGAGTTTTCCAGTGTTAGCCCATCCGTTTACAACATACGCAAGACGAGCAATTGTTTTCTGGATGATTCCCTGCAAGCGACCAACAGCGTTTCCAGCATCGCTTAAGTAACCACCACCAAGATCGGTTAATTGAGCCTTGATGTCACTGATCGCAATCTTGAAACGACCCATGAGTGTGTTGTTTAATGCATCTAATGTTCCAGCGTATTTCTTCTCAAATGTTTCACCGAGGTTGCCTTCTACGGCAGCCTTCATGAAGTCTTCTTTTGTTTTGATTCCTAAAGCACCAGCCTCTTTGATGATCTTTTCAAAGTCAGGACCGAGTTCCTTGGCTGCACTAGCACCGCCACTAAGACCACCTTTTTGAATTGCGTTAAAGAAAGTTGCTAAGTTCTCTGTTCCTTTTTCAATATCTCCACCAGATCCGACAACAACATTCATTAATGTTTCAAATGCCCTTGTTGTTTCTCCAGTGACTGGGGCATTTGCGCTCAGTTTGTTAAATGCCGAGGTGAGTCCTTTTGCTCCAACAACCGCGAGATTTGAGTTCTCAACGAATATACTCATTGCTTGACCAGCGGCTACGAACCTATCGGAAGTATTTTCAGCGCCTTGATAGTACGCAGGTGAGTTCTGTACGGCTGCAAATTGCTTCTGCGCAGCCAAAAATGTAGTCAGTGCTACAAACGCAACGCCAACTGTACCCGCTAGTGTTGACATGGCTGCGTTGTACATCTTTATGAAGTACTGACCAGCCTTGAAAGCAAGAGTTACACCACCGATTGCCGCTGCTAGTAGAGGCAATTCAATCATTGACATCTTGTTTACGAGTTGAAGAATCTTCCCGTAACTAGCAATGCCTTTTCCCATGTCGCCACGGAAGTCAAAAACCTCACCCCTGAAACCGTCATAGCGACCTGGTCGTGTTCTACGACCACCGCCTCCGCGACCACCGCGACTACTGCCACCACGACTACGACCACTACCACTACTTCCGCCGCCGTCGTCATCATCGCCACCATCAGGACGGGAATCTCGTGCGCGACCATAGTCTCGTTCGGCGCGTGTAAGTCGTTCTAATGCCTCGCGTGTAGCCTCAATCGTTGCAATATCTGAATTGACTTCAATATTGATTACGACTCGTTCGCCGCCACCTGGCATTGACATAATTCCGTCTCCGTATTAAGGGTTGGGGATTATGAGCGCTCCAGCAGATTAACGACTTTGTCGTCGTGCTTCCGCTTCCTGTTTTTCTCTATCCTGTTGTATAACTTTAGCACACGCTAAGCGTATGAGCCATTCTTCTTCAGTGCTGTTGAGTAGTTGGACTGGGTCTGTTTTAAAGAGGTCTCCAAGCCTTGCCGCTAATTGAATGCGGAAATCGCCTACTAACTCTCGGAAGACCTCTTCGTGGGGTCCACTGCATCAACATTGTCTCCATAACCAGCAGACTCAATGATTGCGACAGCGGCTGATTCAACATGTGGCTCAAGACCAAAGAATGCCAACACACAATCTGGATGTGGACGCGTTGTTCCAGTCATTTCCATGATTTCTCGTGACGCAAATGTCAACTCAACACCTTCGGAGTCGGTGACAATTTCATCGTTCAGAACAATTCCAGTTGTTGTGGCTGCGATTAGGTTTGCGGAAAAACGGATCGTGTCCATTCCATTTTTGCGATCTTCGCCCGCGCTCTTACGCCAGTTCTTCATCTGTTGCTGATTGATATTAGGTGAAACACGAATCATCACGCCTGGACGCTCTGGAACAGGGATGTAGATGTCTGTTCGTTTTACCTTCTCAGAAATAATCTTTTTAAGATTATTGAGTACATTTGTGTCTTCAAATACCCCTGAAGACGCTGGATTTGCTGAACTTACTGGCTCATCACCAGAGTTGAAAGTAAAGTTTGTCATGCAGGGAACACTAACACAACAAAATACTCAGAACTGCAACCCTAAAAATTAGGCAGATGCGCTGGTTTGTGGTGCGTTACCAACAGACACCGTTGAGATGCTGAAGGTCATCGCGAAAGTTGCTGGAGTACCCGAAGTTGCATCGCCGTCTGGCTCAGTCAAACCAACAAGCAGTGCGCTTGTGTATTGACGATCTGCGCCAGGAACTTGGATGTCACAGTCAAAGACATGGATGTCAATGTTGTAACGGATACGACCAACCTTCTGGCGAAGTTCCTGAAGTTTTGCAAGGAATACTCCGTCGGTTGAAACATAACCAGTCAGCGTGATGTCGCCGATTTCCGCTGGAGCACAAAGGGTCTCAGGGAACAGGTCGCCACCATGGTAAACCTTCTCAACAGCCGCGGTAATTTCTCCGCCACTTACCTGCGTGAAATAGTCAGGGAAGGTCGGGATGTTTGAGGTGGTGTTGGTTGGGGTGATCTTTGCAACAATCTGACGCTGTGTGGCAAGATTCTTGAAGAGTGTTGGGCGTGCCATTTAATTATTCCTCCGTTATGCCAAAGCAGTTGTGAGATTTGACTTGATGAGATCAACATCAATCTTGTCGCCCACGCTTGATACGCGGACTCCGATGCGAGCCTTTACTGTTCCCTCTTCAAGTTGTGAAAGTGGGTTGAGTGTTGAGTCGCACTTGATTGTGTATCCGTAGTCAATACGACGACCGTCTGCGGTGAAACCCTCATACAGTCCGCCATTGATACGAATTGGCTCAAGAACGCCTTGGGCGGCATTGATGATGTTTGCGTAGAGCGTTGAACGACCATCAATCGTTGAGAACACAAGGTCTTCAAGACGCTTTTCAGCCTCGGTGACGATGTAGTTGATGGTGTCGCGTGCCGTGATGAAACGCCACTGGGCAGTTACCGACGAGTGCGAGCGTGCACCATAGATGCGTACGCGACCGTTGATAACGCGGATTGGGTTCAAATAAGCGGCGTCCATGAGGTCGCCTTCTGAACGGCTTACAGCAAGAACTGTGTCCGAAACAAATTCTGCTTCAGAAACAACGCCAGCATATGCCTTCCAAGGACCAGTCTGGTTGTGAGTGCGACTGCGAACACCTGCAACATAAGCATCTGGTGGGATGTTAACAGTTACGGTTCCGTTAGGAATCTTTACCCAAGGATGGTAGAACGCCATGTATTCGTGGTATTCAGTTCCTGTGTAGCCAGTTGATGCCGAGCGTGCAGTTGAAAGCGATGCACCTTCAGCCATACTGCAAATTGCAATACGGTTGTTTGCTTGAGCGTGGACGCGAAGTGCGTCGTAAAGTGCACTGTCGCTTGTTCCAGTTGCAACACCAGGTGCTGCTACACATCCAGAACCAAGATCTGCTGTGAAGAGTTCAAGATCGGCGATGTAGTCGCTCTTAGCAATTGCTCCGTTTGCACCACTAGCGAAAGCCGATGCGGCGGTTGTCTTCAACAATGCTGATGCACTTGCAGATGCGGTGAGTGCCGCAGTGAAGTAGTACTGAGCAGTGGTGTCAAAGTTGATCGCACTGATTACTTCAGTGAGACTTGTGTAGCCAGTTCCAGAGAACACTGTTGTTCCACTGTAGGTTACGCTTAGATCAAAACTCGTTGTGTTGTTTGTAACAGTAACTGAAAGGCTATTACCCCAAGTACCCTTACCAACAGCAGTCAGCGTGATTCCTGGATCAGAAGTTCCAACAAGAATTGCTTTTGAACCTGCTACAGCATCAGATGCCGATGCGCGTGCAACATAAGCACGAACTCCGCCTTCTTCAAAGAAGGTCTTCAGCGAGTACCAAGTGTACGAACCGCTGACATGACCACCAAATTTGGTTTCAAAGTCTTCAAGCGATGTTACCAGTACTGCCTCAGTGTCAATACCACGCTCAGTGGTTCCTACAATGAAGAATGTTGCCGCTGGGGCGATGCCAGTATTAACTGCACCAGTTCGCACTGCGGTTGTGATTGTTACTCCGGGCATTAAACACCCTCCGTGTCTCAGATAATGGTACGAAAGTCCTTACAGCGAGTATACATTACTTAAATGCTCTCAACAGAAACATCTGTTTCTAATGAGTCATTTTTTATGTCGTCTTCACCAATTTCTTGGACAACAGGAAGAACTTCTGGGGCTGAAACTGATTCGCTGATCTCGTTTTCTTCCACTGTCTTGGATTTTTTTTTAGGAGAAGCCTTCACTGAAGCCTCAAGATCCTTGTTTTGGTAGCCACCGATACCGATTAGTTCGCCACTTTCAAGCAAATCAATAATTTTTGTGGTCTCTTCAACCCAAGCGCTTTTTTGACCTTCAAGCAAATGACCCTCTTCGGAAACATCCAAATAGCCGTGCGTGTTGTTCCAAACCTTAATCAAGCCAGAATCACCAGCAAAGTCTTCGTCAAAAATTGGTTTCATTAGTAAGTCTCCGTATTGTCGCGTATGTTGTAATCCTCAAGGTTTATTTGCGAAAGAGCCGCAATTTGATCCCTGTAAATTACTTCGTTCAATACTAAATCATACCCTAAATAAGCGCCCGCTAATACACGGTCACCTTTAATGAGTGTTAAATCTGAAAACTCTTCTCTTAGTGTGGATTCATCAATCTTTACATCTGTGTCGTAGACAGAGTCATGGCGATTTAGACACGGTCTGTCAAGAATTGCCGAGCGAAGAACGGTTGTCAACCTATCTCGCATTATTGTTACAGCCTCTGAACCTTCTGTTTTTGTCCAGACATATGTACGCATGCTGTAGGTCACCCCATAAAGAGGGTCGCCTTGTGATCCCTGAAGGTAGCGGGAAAAAGAATTAGTTGAAATACAGACCGTAATAATTGTCGGCCAGTGGTCAAGCGCAATTGGTTCGTAGGTTAGATACAACTCTGGGTCTGGTAGTTCCCTGTCGTCAAGATTCCAGCCAGATCGGTATTTGCTCAGTCTGTTTGGGATGTCATTTGTCAAGTATTGGTTGACATAATACTTAGCCCATTGAGCACCATGCATTAGGTCTGTGACTGGAGTTGTCATGTAAACATCCTTACTCGTCCATCTGTTACATAGCCAGCCGCAATGATTGCCAAACTCTTAGCAAATAACACTGGTTCATAAACAATTTTTCTTTTTGCCATCTTAGTCGTTCCGTACTGATGGAATTTCGCGTACTCAACATCTGTTCCGAAAGTTGCTTTTGTCATACCTATTGAGTTTGCAGGACCATCAAGTTGTGTCAAACTCCTAAACAGTTTTCCGCTCACAATCATTGGTGGGGTGCCTGGGAATTCTCTTGCCTTCCATGACGCATATCTTGGTTGCAATGGAGACCAACCACCAACTGGAAGACCAAGAGAGTTAAAGTTCAACTTGTTTGCTTTTGCTAATTCTGCTTTTGCAAAACGAAGAACGACCCTGAAATCCCTTGAGCGCTTCTCCATATCGCTCATCCTGTCAATTGCTTTCTTGGCGTCAACGGATACTTTGATCCTGACCATTACGCAATCCTATTCCTGCGCCACCGTTTCACAGCCATGAGTTCTTTTTCCAAGAATCCAACTTCAGCAATTGCTACTTCACGAGCAGACAGATCTTTGATGCCAACAACATCGTCGTGCATATTCTGTACTTCTCTTGAAGCCGCGCGAAGGATCATAAGTTTAAACATCGGTGTATTTGCACCAGCGATTCCAGCGGTATATGTAACTTGTACTATGTCGCTTGCAGAACCGCGATAGAAGTCAATTCCAAATTTTCGTACCGTATAGTCAAAACCCGACGCAAGGCATGTTCCAGTTTGAGCGAATGTTCCTGCGGTGAGACCGCTCTGTGTGACTGCAAAAGTGTTAGTAGCAACTGATGTGATGACATTTGACTTAAGGTTCAAAGAAGCAGTACTTAAACCAGTTACCGTAATGTTTTGCCCTACCGTGAAACCGTGATTAGCAGCCGTGTATGTAACAGTGGTTCCAGCAACAGTTACCGAAGTAATAGTGGCTGTCCTTTTTATCGCCTCACCAAGAACCCGAAGATTCTCGGACAAATTCCTTACGGTTACGCTTTGCACAGAAACAACTGGTGAATTGTTGAAATAAATAGTTGGAGGTGGAGTTCCGTAACTAACAAGTCCAACAGGGTCAACATCTGATGTTGCATAAAAATCGTTGAAGATTGTTGAACCCAAAGGAAGACCAATATGATCTGATTCAAGAACATATTCTTCAGTGAATGAGGCAACTTCTATGGGGCGACGAAGGTAAGCCTCAAGTTCACTTTGTAGACCTTCAAGAACCATTTGGGCAGCATCTTCCTGCCTGTTAGAAAACTTGATGTCCATATAGGTTGCTAGATCTGAAACAGAAACCAACATGGCTTATCTCCGATTAACTACGGCGGTTGCGTCGTCGTTGAAGTGCGTTAGCAGCGCCTCTAGCAACACGGGCAAGCGCACCCCTAACTCCACCACGACGAGTACGACTTGGAGCAGTTGACCGAGGCGTAACAGTCCGTGGGTTGCCTGCGTTTCGTCCAGTACGAGCGGCGTTGCTCGCTGTTCGTTCTGCACCACGGGTGCGACGGGCTGCTGAACGAGCACCAGCAAGAGCGGCTCGCTGTTGACGACGCTCTGCACGCAATTCTGCTTCACGACGGCGATAGTAGGCGGCGTTTCCTGGAACGGTACGACCATTAATGACGCGTGGTCGTTTAACAAAGCGTGCGTTGCGGACAAGGCGATCCCTTGAATCCAATCCTGTGCGGAACTCTACATCTTCCGTAAAACGAGGTCGTGGCATCAATGCTCCCTGAAAATAAAGGCTTCAACGAGATTACCACATTTTTATGTGTTTTATAAGTTATCGGTCTTTATTAGGTGGTCTCTCAATAATTGAAGTTCCAACTTCCTCGCCTTTTGGAACCTCAATCGGAACCCAAGCACGGGAATACTCATACTGTTTCCAGTTCTTCATTTTCAATAGACCGCTTGACATAAGCAGGTCTATCTCATCGTCGTGCATCAAAAGGACATTTTTCAAATCATTTTCGTTATATTTCCCCGATGACACGATTCTCTTGATTAATTTACTCAAGGCATACGAATTGACATTTCCACGGGAACGGTTGAGCCGAATGTGTAGAACCATGGCGTCAATTTCGTCCACATCATGGAAAACAACAGGAATCCAGTCACCGTGGCGTTTGATGAATTTCTCATCTTCTTGGGCAATCATCCACCTGTGATACCCGTCAATAATCGTGAGGTCGCTCATTCTCACAACAAGCGGTTGCAACCATCCAGACTCAACCATTGATAGACGGAGCAAAGCCTTGTCAGGCTTCAAGATGCTAGTTGCGCCCCATTTGGGAGCCTTTAGTGATTTAGCCATCAGTTGAGTGATTTTCATTCCCACCAACCGCCTTCCTGTTTGTTCGTATTGAAAGCCATTTAGTAATCCTCGCCCGCTTCAATTGCCTTCATTCTCATGGTGTGAGCGCGAGTCTTTGGTCCTACTGGCGTTGGAGTTGATTGGTGAAACTCATTCAGCAGAAGTGTTCGCACTAAGTACTCAATCGGAAAACCGTACGGGTCAACTGCTCGTTTCTTCCTGAACTCAGATGCAAACTTCATCGCATCGCGGTGCATTCCTGGAGTTAGCATGTGATCGTCAATACAATCTTTTACTCCGTCCCAACCTTCTGATGCATATCCAGAGATCAGACTCTCAATATCAAAGTCAGCCCAGTATCTGCGCTGTGCATCAATTTGTGGGAAACACCTAACCAACTGATCGTAGAATTCTGGCTCAGTAACAACAACATCACCAATCCTGCGAATAGCCACAGAGTGTAGTGGGATTCCAACGCGACTGTTGCTACCTGTTAATTCAGCCAAGTCGTAATACTCGCAATACTCTGCTTTGTGCTCATCAATAATAAACTTCATTACATCTTCGGTTGTCCAGTCATAAATTACCTTTGCAAACTTTAAAGGTATTGACTTTGAAAGCATGAACGGGGTAACGATGTAATTCTCGTGTAGTTTCTGAACACAAGAGCGATAACGGATCATTGATTCATTTGCTCTAACGCCAGTAACAAAAGCGGTTCTTCCCTGCTTGCCCTGCATCGTGTAATAGTCCACAAGTTTTGGCGCAGGTTTATTTGGGTCTAATCCAAAATGTTCTGCACGGATAGCCCACTCTGGCATATCCCTGACGAGCCTGCCATCTTCTTTTCTCTGACCAGACCAAAGGAGTACATACTCACGACGCCCCAAAACCCAAACTTCTTGACCAGATGGAAGGCAGTACCACTCCATATCAACCCAGTCATAGTTGCGAACTTTTTCAACAAAAGCAACAACGGTTGGACTAACCATTTCTTCATCTCGGAAAATTACTTTTACTTTTCCAAGACCGCGCTCTTCGTGGATTTCCTTTGCAAGATAAAGAACAGCAGTTGAGTCTTTGCCACCCGAAAATTGAATACAGACGGTGTCAAATGTGTCGTACACATGGCGCAAGCGCTCACGCGCCGCGTCAACGCATGATGTATCAAGAAATAGCCGTTGTCTTGTCACAGCAAGATATTAGTCTGAAAATGAACCGAACGCATTTTCCTCGGTGATGGTGTCAAAGTTCCACTTCCCATCCAAGGTGTCCCAAAGCGCATAATCAATTGCTGTTGGATCCATTTCGTACTCGTCAATGAGTGCTCTGTGCTTCTCAATTGCTCGTCTGAAGAATTCAACCATCTTGACTCGTTCATCAACATTTGAACTACCAACGGCAATCAGCCGTGAAACCGCATCGTATTTTTCCTGAACATAGAAATTGAATCGCTCAATCTTTGCTCTACGCTCGTCAAAACTTGCAGATGTCTCAGCAATCAAGCGGACACCTTCATCGCCAAGCGACTCGTATTCTTTTAGTTTCTCGCGCTCAAACTCATGAATGCCAGCAATCTGTTTGACTAGGTTCTCCGACAGCAAGGCAAGAGCCTTCTGCCACCTAATCCAGTTCTCAGGCAAATTTAAATAAGCCTGCTGTTGTGGCGTTGACTTATTCTTAACATCTTCAGCAACTAGTCGTGCAAAAGCATCATCGTTCATTTTTTACTCCATTCAGGGCATATTGGTTTAAAGTGGCACCATCCACACAGGGCGCTAACAGTAGGTTCAAAAACTTCGCTTTCGCATCGTATGTCTATTTGTTTTCGTGTATCCGTTAGTAAGTCTTTGACCTTTTGTATTTGCTCTGCGGTCGGGTCAAGTGTCAGTTTAATGCCGTCTTTGAGATACAGCAACTCAACCGTTTGAATCTCTTTTTCGTATATTTCCGACAGGATTACCCCGTAGATCAAGAGTTGATCAAATTTGTCAGCCCTATATTTGAGCGCAGGAACCTTGCCAGTCTTATAGTCACCAATGACAATCTTGTCATTACTAAATGACCACCTGTCAATAAAGCCCCTAACCCTGACCCCATCAACTTCGTGATCCAAGGCGGTTTCTATACCGTCAAAATGCATCATCTCAGGCAACTCAATTTTCAACAAGTTCTCAACACACCACCATGCACGCCAGCGGAAAGACTTAAGTTCTTGGTCAAACCTGAGTATTTTTGCAACATCATCCGCATATTTACCCCAAACCTCATGAGCGATACCACGGGCATTCCCCATAGTGCGCATGTTTGGATCAAGAGCATAGAAGTTCTCTAGGATTTCGTGAACAAAATTACCTAAGAGTGTGTGTTCCGTTGGTGGCTCAGACATCCCATCAATGCGTGAAAACTTATATTTCAGCGGACACTGATGGAATGTTGAGATTGAACTTGGTGATAAGTACTCAGGAGCCTTTAGCATTTATTCCAGATCTCTGCGGGCTGGAGCGCTAACTGCTTCTTTTTGAGAAACAACCGAAGATCCATTGAAACTAAACGCGATGCATTCAGTAATCAACGCATCAAGTTCACCATCTGTGAATTCTGTTGGCTTTGGAGTCTTGCGACCACCAGAGATTTCATTCCAAAAATTCTTGATGTGCTGTTTCCCCTCTGCTGGGAGACCATCAATCAAGGACTTGAATTGCGTGTACTTTTCGGACTGAACAGGGGCAACTGACTGAGTTTGTACTGGGGAAATATAAGAGTCCATTACTTGCTCAATTTCAATTGCTTCCTCGCTTCGTGCAAGGTAAAGACCAACACCAAGTGTTTGCACTGCTTTCTTCAAAGCATCAGAAACAGCACCCTTGACTTCATCGCCAATGTCAACAGGGTCGCCCTGTTTGCTCATCTTGATCTTTTGTCCACCAACGCCGTCTCGCGAGACCATTGTGTCGTTGATTTTTGCATGAACAATGACATGAGCAACAATTGATGTTCCAACCTGTTGCCAAGTCTTGACATTGAATGACCAGTTTTCTACACCGAGAACCTTATTCATGCGGTTGATTACTTCGCTGATTGGAATATAGGTGAGATTAGCCCCACCCTTATTCAAACGCTTTTCCATCTCCTGCGGAAATGGTTCACTAAGTGAGTGGTAAATATCTGACATTATTGTGCCTTTCTTACGATTACGCTTGTTTTAAGTTCTCCGACTTCGCAGTATTGATCTGCATTAATGCCCAACTTGGAAAGTTCTTTTACTCTCCAATACGACGGTTGTACATAATCCAAAAGTTTTACTGCTATTTCATGTGAGGACATTACTACCTCACCAGTATCCATGTCAACAGACATTTCGTTCAGTCTGCGCAAAACTTCATTTGCCAAATCTTCGTGCTTCCAGCCTTTTCGCTCTGAAGCCACTTTCTTTTCAATGACCTGACCGTTTGATGCAGTGCCTTCTGTTTTCTTAATCTTGTCTGCAAACAGTGCTGAATACTGACTGAAGATTACGCCAATGTCAGCCTTGATGGAATGCAATAGAACAAGCGTGTCAAACAGGTCTTGCTCGTTTTCGCTTTCCAAGTTCGCAAGACACAATGCGTCAATCTCCATGATTGCCTTGCGGAAATCAAGTAGTGGCTTGAGCCTTTCAGAATTTTCCCATTCTGGATTACTCATTATTACACCAACTCAGGAATGTCTGCGTTGAGTGCCAAAGCGATACGCACCATCGTGTCAATGCTTGGCGAAAAGTGACCGTTTTCAATTCGGTTGATTGTCTTGCGGTCAACGCCTGCGATGTTTGCAAGTGCCTCTTGGCTCAGTCCTTTTTCAATTCTTTCGTCACAAACCCAGTCAGAAATCTTGATCCGACTGCGCTCTGAGGCTTGTTTTAGTTGTAGTTTTGTTGGCTTTTTCATCTGACCCCCTCGGGCAATAGTGGTATATGTTCAGACGATGATAGTGGCTCTACTCCTCTGAGGCAACCCCAAACCAGTTAAAAATGTAAAAGCCCCAACCGCAGAGTCAACTTGGTCGTCGTGGTCACACGCTTCAGGAAATGATGAGAATTCGTCAAGCCAGTCAGAGAGCCATGACGCACGAACTAGGCGAACATTGCCATTGGCTACAGCGGCTGCGAAGGGTCTGGCTCGGGTTAATTTGTCGCCAGTTGAACGAATACCCATCAAGTCCCAACCAGGAACCACATACCTCGCGTACTGGTCAATCAATGCCTTACCCGACGATCCTGGCTCTTGCTCCATTCGTATCGCCACACCCTTGCCGTCTTCCATGGCGGTTTGGGAAATGAAGGCTTCAACCTTGTCCGACTTAGCCCTAATCTTTCGGACATCCATTACATAGGCAATTCCCTGATCAAAAAGCATCAGCGTCCCAACCGTCCAGTCGGGGTTCAAGTTTCCAGAATGAGGCTCGGTCGCCGCTAAGTCCCAAAACCTTACGGCTCGGGCTGAACTGGTTATTTGAGGAACATCGGTCGGGTCAATGATCACAAAGTCGGTTCTGTCAAATAATGTGCCCAAAGTGGTTGCCCACCAGTCACCCATTTCCAAGCGCCTACGCTCAATCGGGTCAAGCGCGGAAAGAGCCTGTCGGTAGGATTCTGCATCAATTCCTGGGTTATCCGTCAAAAAGGACGGTACGAAAACTCGGCTCTCCTGCTTGCCCTCAACGATAAATCGTTGCCGAACCCAATTGGGTGCTGGGTTTGATGCTGATCTCATCCTCAAAGGGACTTTTGACAAAGGTCCGCTTGCTGGTCTGCGCAAACGGGAGAACATATATCGGTAGTCACTTTCCCTGATTTCTGTGACCTCGTCCATCCCAATGAATTGAAATTCAGAACCTTTATATCGTAAATAGTCATTTGTGTTATTTAAATAACCAAACGAAATACGAGCGCCAGATGGAAATGTAGCCACATAACTATTAGCGTTCCAGTGGACATCATCATAATTAGATATCCAACTACGAAAACGGTCCATCAAAGCACCAGGTAGGGCTAAGTCAGCGTAGGTACGGCGGAACAGAATTGCTGAGTAATTAGGTACATCCACATACTGCAATGCGGACATAAGCAAAGCGGAGGATTTTCCTCCACCCGCTGCTCCACCGAAGAGTCCTTCAATAGCGTATGATCTCAAAAAGACTTTTTGAGTGATGGATGGTTCCTCTGGACAAAACAAAGGTTCCTTCGGTTGAAGGTAATCATAAATTTGTTTCCAGTCAGCCATGTGTCTCCGCAAAAATAGGTACATACATAATGTAGTATTTATTAGGTCTCTCATTTGCTAAGGTGATGGTCTGAATGGATATTTTCCAGAAAATAAAAAAATTTGGGACAAGAAGCAACCTTGCGAACTGTTTGATGGTTTTATTCGTGGTAGGTACAACTCTCGGCTCTGGTCTCATGTTTTTCCCAGCAGGATTCATAGTCGGTGGTATTACTTGCGGTATCTATGGTTACCTGTTGGGGTCTGAATAATGGCGTGGAATAGCGGTTCAAATAAAAGTTTGCAGAATGGCTCAGAAAAAGCCATGTCAAACCCAGGCGCCCCAGTTGCTTTTGACGCGGCACGCGCAGGAAAACCATACAAAGATGGCTGGGACATTGAGCGTGCATACCGCGAGGGAATGCAAAGAGTTACTTGGGTATTCCGTTGCATAGATGCAATCGCAGGAAACCAAGCACGCCTTCCAGTTATTCTCCGTAAAGACAACGATCAGCGTGGAGAACTAACCAAGGCAAATAAACCACTACTTGAGATTTTTAACTCTAAATCAAACGATGGCGAAAACTCTTTTGCTTTTAGATACAGGGTTTCTGCTCAACTCTTAATGAGCACCCGTGGTGTCTTTATTGAAAAAGTGCGAGGTCGTGACGGAAGCATAATCGCTCTTCAAATTCTCCCACCGCAACACACTGCGCCAATCCCAGATCCGAAGAAATTTATTTCGGGATACGAAGTAGATATGCGTAACGGAACAAAGTTCACGCTTAAGCCAGATGATGTTTGCTGGATTCGCCGACCACACCCGCTTGATCCATACCTTTCAATGACGCCAATGGAATCAGCAGGAATTGCAATTGAATTAGAAAACCTTGCAAAGATTTATAACCGAAACTACCTTCTCAACGATGGTCGCCCAGGCGGATTACTAGTAGTCCGTGGTGAAATGGAAGATGATGACAAGCAAGAGTTAAAGAGCAGGTTCCGTGGAAATCTTTCGCGTGCTGGATCTACAACAGTTATTGCGTCAAGCGATGGCGTTGATTATGTTGATACATCTGCATCACCTCGCGATGCCGCTTATGTGCAAATGCGAGAGATTCAGAAGAATGAAATATTCGCAGCGTTTGGTGTTCCAGAGTCGGTAATTGGTAATGCTTCTGGAAGAACTTTCAGTAACGCAAGCGAAGAGATCAGAGTTTTTTGGATGGAGACAATGGCTCCTCACTTACATACTCTTGCTCGCGCTTTTGATGAACTTGACGATAAGTATTATGTTGACTTTGATACCAACGACATTCCAATTCTTATTCTTGCCAAGCAAGAGCGTGAACGCTATGTGATGGACGAATTCCAACAGGGTCTGATTAGTTTGAATGAATACCGAACAGCGTCTGGAAGAAAGAAAGTTGAATCAGAACTTGCTGACTCGCTTCTCTCTAATCCAAACCTCACGCCAATCGCTAACACCGAAAAGCCATTCAAGCCTGAAGAACAAATGCCCGTTGATATGGCAGGTGTTGATCAAAGTGCTCCAGCAGATCCGAACGCAGTTCCTGGTGGATTACCTCCAGTTCCTGGCGCTCCCGAAATGCCACAGCCAGCACCACCAACACCAATTGAAGTTCCAGAAGCAACATCTCCGCAAACTGGAGCGATGACTCCAGACCAGCAACTTTCAGCATTTGAGGAAATCCAACATCAAATGCAACGCAAGTTTTTAGAAGAAGTTGAGACAAAAGCGGACTCTGACACCGATAGGTGGACAGAAATAATGGATCGTGCACTAGAAAGAGTCTTTGAGAGACAGCAACGAGTTGTTCTAGAGAAGGCTTTTGGCAAACGAGGGATGAAGGCTCTTTCGTCTGGAATACTTACCGCCGAAATGATCTTTGATAAAGAGATTTGGGATAAGCAACTAGCAGACGACCTAACCCCAATTATTACCTCCATTTACACCGAGGCTAAGGAATATGTTTCATCTCGCTCAAGTCTTCCTGCCCAAATAGACGAGGAAGAAATGCAGAAGTTTGCCGCAGAGCAGTTGGCTCGCATGCAACAAGCAAACCAATCAACCCTTGAGGAAATATCTGCCGCTGTGCTCGTTGCCCTTGCGGTTGGCGAAGAAGAAGAAAAGTCACTCCTTCTACGGGCTGCTTTGATCGCAATTTTCGTAAACCTTCTTTCCAAACGACGCCGTGCAATGGCTGAACATGAAGCGCAAACTTCATACAACGCAGGAGTATTCATGGCAGGCAAGAGCCTTGACGCTGGAGTAACTAAGACATGGTTGACCAGAAAAGACTCGCGAGTACGAAACACGCACAAATTCCTTGAGGGAAAGACTGTTGATTTTGGCGACGGATTCATGGTTGATGGCATTGCACTCAGGTTTCCTGGCGACCCACTCGCGCCACCAGCACTGACATTTAATTGTCGCTGTCGTCTGAGGTTTAGGTTTGATTGATTTTCAGTAAAACATATTGACTTTACTGAAAGTGTTGCATTTTTGGAGACAACAATAGTTTATTGTTGTATATACCCAAGGAGCAAAAATGCCAACACAATATGATGACGCACAAGAATATAAGGCGCTACAAGGTCAAGTAACCATTGACGAAGCGCTTGGAATTGTTGAGGCTTTTGTTGCAGGTATTGGCAACAAGGACTCCGTTGGTGACATCATCGTATCTGGCGCATTTAATGAAAGCCTAAAGCGTCGCAAGCCACGCGTTGTCTGGGGTCACAACTGGAATGAGCCAATCGGCAAAGTTCTTGAGATTTATGAAGTCCCAGCATCTGACCCACGCCTTCCAATGAAGATGAAGCGTGCTGGAATTGGCGGTGTCTATGCACGCGTTCAGTTCAACTTGAAATCAGAGCGTGGTCGTCAGGCTTTCGCTGATGTTTCGTTCTTTGGCGAAGAGCAAGAGTGGTCAATCGGCTACAAGACACTTGATGCCGACTTTGATCCACAGCGCCAAGCAAACATCTTGAAGTCAGTTGAACTTTACGAAGTATCTCCAGTTCTCCATGGTGCAAACCAGTTGACTGGAACAATTTCAATCAAGGCGGACGAAATGGGAACAAAAGCAACTGTTGGTCAGCAAGCAGGAACTGTTGGTCAACGCACTGGAGCACCAGGCGCAACTGCGCAAGGTTCAATGGACGCCGTTGACAGTGACGGTGACGGAATGATCTTTGACGGCACCCCACAGGAGCAACGAGTTCCATATAAGCGTCAAAGTGCTGCTGGCGGAAAATACGAGCAAGAGCGTCGTCGCTTTGTTCGTGGTCAACTTCGCGCACAAGGAATCAAACCAAACGCCCGAGTGGAAGACCGCTCTGAAGCAGAACGCAATGCACGCGCCCGTGCCCGTGCCGCATTTGACAAGCAGACAGTTGGTCGTGGAGCACAAGCACAGGCTGAAATCGGTCGTGCGAATACTGATGCAACACGCGCACGCCGTAACCAAGCACAATCCGACCGTCTTGCTGGTCAAGCCGCACGATCATCTGCCGCTGATCGCAAGCCAGCAGATCGTATTGACAATTCACCACCAGCACGACGAATTGACTCAGCAGAACGAGTCGCTGCTAATCGCGGAACACCACAGGCAACAGACGCTGCTACTCGCCGTGGACAGACTGATTCACGCAGACCAACGAGCGCAGATGACCGTAGGGGTGCTGACAGAACAGACCGTTCGGCACCGAACCGAATGGGCGATTCCGCACAACGAGTTCAAGCGAACCGTGGTGTAGGTAACTCAACAGGTGGTGACCAGCCAGTACGCGCAGGTGTTGGAACTCGCCCTGACCGTCAATCAACTGGTGGGGATCAGCCAGTACGCGCAGGTGTAGGACAAGTTGGTCGCCCAATTCCTTCAACGGGCGGAGATCAACCAGTCCGTGCAGGAGTTGGACGCCGTGACACACGACCAACTGGTGCAGATGACCGTAGGGGTGCTGACAGAACAGACCGTTCAGCCCCAAATAGAAAACCCGATTCGGCTGATAGGGCTAGTCGGACTGAATACAAGCCTGGATACATTACAGAAGGCGCTGACGGGCGGTTGCAGGATCGCGCTGGACGACCGCCAAAGGATAGTGAATACCTAAGAGAACAGCGTGATGGCACGCTTCAGTCATATGGTCCTGACACAAGAACAGGTGCAAATGATCGTCGTCGCCCTGACAGCGTTGACCGTTCAGCGGGTCAAGTAGCCCGTGAACGAATTCTTGCGCAAAATACTGCAAGACTCCGACGAGCAAGCCAACCACCGACCTCTAACGCTTTACGGAAAAAAGGCGAAGGATATGGCGAAGATGATGGCGTGCAAGCGCGGAACCCAAAGATGGGTCGTCAGGCAAATCTCCCTTACGCTCTTTCAAAGCGCTTTGGTGGTGCTGTCCGTGTTCGTGAGTCAGACGCTAATAGCGTTGTATTTGATCACCGTGGTGAAAAGGGTCAGATGACATTGCGTGTTTCTTATCATTTTGAGAATGGCGAATTCATGTTTGGTGACCCAACAAGGGTTAAGCCACAAACGGTTTATTTGAACATGAACAACGACAATGTCCCAAGTGGTTCTGATGCTGAACGCCGTTACGAAGATCGCTACGGAATGGATGAAGATCCACAAATTCCTTTCGGCGTAAAGCCAAAGTCGCCAGAAAAGGCTGACCCACTGGGCGGGATTATTCCTCAAGAAATTATTACAGCACAGACCCGTGGATACGGTCCTCGCCGTGGCAACCTTGAGAAACTTCTCCGCTACTGGCGTCCAATCATGAAGAAGCCAGGCGGATTCCGTCGTTGCCGAGTAATCCTCGCCAACCATCCAGAACTTTATCCATTGAGCAATATTTGCGCTTGGCTACATCACGAAACAACTGGTCTCTGGCCGAACGAAGGTTGCCACCACCCAGGCATGAAGAACTGTCGCAAGAAACTCAAGGGCATTAGAGACGGTTCAGTCTGGAGCGATTCGCAGTGGAATGAGCGTCTTGCACGACTCGGAGACGGCAAATCACTCTTGACCCTTTCGGCTGATGAACTCAAGTATCTGCTTGCAGACACTGGTGATGACGAGAAGAACATGCAGATGATGGAGCAGTTCGCCGAGCGTCTTGAGTCAGAGAACCAATCAGAGCCAGACTTTGAGACTGATGACGAAGAAAAAGCCAATGAAATGGCTTACATGGCACTCCGTAAGTTTATGGATGACGAGCCAGAATTCGTCTCTTACATGACTGGCGACGATAACTGGGTCATGGAAGGCGAAGATGATGACGATGAAGTCGTTGAAAAGCCATTCACCCGTGGCGACAAAGATGACTGCGGTTGTGGTGGAGGCGGTGAAGGTCATAATGCAATGATCGCTTCAATCGTTTCTGCTCTTTCTGGAATGATGAAGCAACTTGATGAAGATATTGAGGTTAAGGCTGGACGAGTTCTCAGCACCCGAAATATGAACAAATTGCGTGATGCATACAGAATGCTTGAAGAGGTCATTAACTCTGGTGGCATGGAACAAGAGCAAAAAGACGGTCTTTTCGTAGTTCAGTCTGACTATATGTCGGTCTACGAAATTAAGTCGCTTCTTGACCCTGTTCTTGACTACTACGGCATTGAAGCACTTGCCAATGAAGATGGAGTAGAACTCTACGATCTCGGTTACCACCACGATGATGCAATTGAGGCATTGACATCTGTTATTGATGTTATTGAAAATGCTTAAATAATTTACAGTTGTACCGTTGCAGTGATAGCAGAACAGAAACACTAATATGAGTTATACTTCTAATACAGGTTTACCACAAAAATCAGCAAAATATCAGTGCATGGTTTCGGGCGAAAAACGCATGAAACCGTGTGCTGGTTGCCCTAATCCAACAGGGTGTCTCGTCAAGGCGATGCACTACAAGGAGTCAAACAACATGGCTAAGACACCAACAGTAGAACTAATGGCTGACGGCACAATCAAATGTGCAAAAGGTCTAGAGATGTCAGAGTGCGGCTACAAGCCAGGCGCAAAGACATGCGGTAAGTGTGGAGCACCTGCACTGGCTATTAAGTCTGAGTACGACGGCAACGAAGAAGACGGTTGGGTTTCAGCAGACGACGAAAAAGGCATGATGCCAATGGCACCAAAGAAGCCAATGCCAATGGCTGCCATGGGTGTTGATGACGCAATGGATGACGAAGACGATCCAGATGACTACGACGAAGAAAAAGAAGCAGAAGAAGATATGGCTTCAATGTCACCTGAAGATGACGAACTTCCAGCAGATGCAGAAATGCTTGATGCCGAAGAAGACAAGATGTGGGACGAACTTGAAGGCATGATGAAGCGTCGCAAGAAGGCACGCGCAAAGCGCATGGAGTCAATGGGCGTTAAGTCACTTGACTACGATGAGCAGGCTTTTGTTTGCGCAATTGAGCGCAAGGTTTATGCTGGCGGTTCAGACATCTGTGCACAGTGCCCAGGCGGTTGCGAACCACACGGCGATCTTCCATCACTTCTTGAAGTTGAAGGAATTGCAGAAGACATGTTCGCAGGAAAAGTTCTTGACTCGGGTTACGCAGACGAGACAGACATTTTTGTTGTTGATGTTCAGCGCAAAGATGGAAAGCCAATTGAGGCTTACTTTGATGGAACAAGTGGCGAGTGCATGGGCTGGCACCTTCTCAATGAAGAGTTGATCGGTGAAGTTGCTTCGGTTCCTGGCGAGAAAGTTATCTCGTTCGGTGAAGCCGCAACAATTGCCACCAAGTCAATTGAGGGTGAAGTTGTCTCTGTTGATGCGGACATGTTTGAAGGTTACGACGCATACGCAGTTGAGATTGAGGGCAAAGACGGAAAGTCTTACGATGTATTCGTAGGCATTGACGGCGAAGTTCTTGGCTACGACGAGTATGACGCAGAAGAAGCATCAGACATTGATGCAGAAGTTGCAGACCTCGCTTTGAAGCGTGCATACAGTGATGATCAGCGTGAGAAGATGTCACAGAGCGGTGAGGCAATGGACGATGGTTCATACCCAATCGCAGACGAGACGGATCTCAAGAACGCAATCATGGCTTATGGTCGCGCAAAAGACAAAGAAAAGGCTATGGCACACATTAAGAAGCGTGCAATGGCTCTCGGAAAAGAAGACATGATTCCAGAAGAATGGACATCAGAAGGCAAGAGCCTTGATGGAGAAGAAGCAAAATCATTCTTGAGCGATCTCATGGAGTTTGAACTTCTTACCATTGAAACTGGTATTGACTCGGAGGAATCAAAGTGAAAAAGAAGAACCAACCAAACGCCGCTGGATTCATCGTCCGTCAGGTTGAACAGCCAGAAGTTGCAACAGAAGTTGTAGCCGAGGCTGTTGCAGAAGTCGTCACTGAAGTTGTTGCTGAGGTAAAAGAGGAAGTAATTGAAACACCAGTAGCAGAAGTTGCTGTTGAAGAAGAAACTGCCTCAGAACCGAAGAAGCGCGTACGCAAGAAGCAAGACGATGTTGCTGAAGAAGAAGACTCCGTAAAACTCAACGATCTGATCTAGTAAGGGGAGACGATGTATAAATCGTCTCGTGCTTTTGACGCAAACGAGAGGGTGCAGCGATACAGGAAGTCTGTTTCTGCTGTGCACGAAAACATCCTTTTATTCAAAGGATTTCTCGGACCTACGATAAAAGACAATGACGCACTTCAGTCGGTTGGGATGCGTGCTGCTCGCGCCGCTGGAGTGATTGTTGATTCTGCTGGCAAGTTGCGTTGTCCTCCAGGCACCCCGAACGCAAACCAATTTACCGACATGCAAATGTCTAACTGTCTGATTCCAAGTGCCGAGACTCTGGCTGCGCAAGCAGTAAATGCTGTACAGAGGTTTGTTGATGGTTTTAGGTTTAAGAAAGGTCGTCTTGCAAAACACAAGGTTGATCAAAAGCCAGCGAATCTTGGTATTCCAGATGCTGATGGATCCAATGTTCCTATTGGTGCGTTTGATGATTCACTTGGGATAACAAATGCTGACGATGCAGTGAGTGCCGTGGCTGATGGTGCAGATTTGAGTCAAATACCAGATGAATTTTTGATGAATGCAATTTTGAAAAATGTGATTTCTGGTGATGGTGGTGGAAGATTTAAAGAGGCTGGCTATGGTGGCGGTGTCCACGGAATGGCTCGGTTCATTGATACTAAAACTGGTCAGATGATCGGTGTTAAGTACATGAGTTTTGCACCAGTGACAGAATTGAGTGCAGAAATTTTGAGTGCATCTGTTCTTGAGGAATTTGGTTACCCAGCAAGTTCCATGCGTGCAGTAAGGAACATGGATGGCCGTATCGGAATTGTAACAGAGTTGATCCACAACAAATATGAAGGTGAAATATCTGTTGGTTACGATTATGACAAAAGAGAAGCAGGAAAAGATGCATCCGTTGATTCAATGACCCACGCAGTCCTTCTTGATCTGGTGTTGGGGAATACCGATAGGCACGGTCACAACTACCTAAAGGTGGATGATGGGGAGAATATAGTAATTGCTCCAATTGACCACGGGAATTCTATTCATAATAAAACTTTGCCCATCTTTAATGAAGACGGAGGACTCAATAGTAATACGGCAGGTATGCAAAGAGGGAATCTAATCCTTGAAACACTTAATTCATTTTTTGAAAGGCATGCCAGTCCTGACAAAAAGAAAGATCGCGAAGAACTAATTCAAGCACTTGAACAATCATTAGCCGATATTCGCGAAATAGATGCAGATGCGCTTGGGGAAAAACTTAAAAAGATTCTTCAAGATATGAGCGACAAGTATCCACCAAGTGATGATAAGTATTCAACACAAAACACATTAGATGCAATGGCTAATGGAAATATAATCCCCGCTAATCCAACAGGTTGGGATCCAACCTATGAAGACACAAGGTCAAAATCAGATATTGACGCACTTGTTGGTCGCATTAAAGAACTGCAAAGTAAATCTGCGACAGAAGTTGCAGATGCCCTGTTCCCCAACCCAGATTACACACCGCAAGATCCAGTATCACAACTTGACAGTTTTGCTCTTGATCTAGACATACCCACGCCAGACCTTGCCGATGGAGAAATACTCAGCGAGTTTGGTGAAGATACTGCTGGTGTCAACCCATTCGCTCTAGACGCAGAAGGAGCACCACTTGTTAGTGCAAGGGAAGCAGAAGGGCTGGTTGCGGTCACTTTTGATCCTGAACAATTTAATATTGATGCGGCAGAAGCATTTGACTCATTTGTTGCAGAATACCGACCTAGTCAACTTGGAGATTTAACAGAGTCTGATATTGATGCGATTGAGAAAAAAATGGAACTAGTCCCAACAGAAAAAACTACGGCACAAAAAATTGACGACGCGATTGCCTACATGCTGAACGAAGAAAATGGTCAAAGAGATATTTATGTGAAAATGCTTGACGCAGAAACCGATCCACTAAAGATCAGAATGATACAAAAAAGATTAGACGAATTTGACGAAGTTATAGAAAAACTCAAAACCCCAGAGGGCGCCCAAGAACTTAGAAAAATCATGATAAAAAACTACGCACAGATACTACAGGGTATTGATGATATGCAAAAAAAATATCCAATGCTTAGGGGGAAATTTTCACTTGGTATTGAAACACCAGAATTTGCAATTGCTAGGGGTGGATACGCAGGGAGAAGAACAACCCAAGATGGAAGAATATACATGTTGACCGAAATGTCACCTACTGCTTTATTTGCTGATTCTACAATTGGCGCAGAGAATTTAGAAGACGGAGATATGTTGCCAAATGTTGCAAGAATAAAGGGAACAGACTCAAACCAATTGACAATTGCAGTTCACGAGGCACTACATCTTGTGCATTATGACCAAACTGCTAGAAATTTAGGTTTTGAAATTGGTGCTGGAAGTCCGCCAATGCTTGACCAATTACTATCTGCTGGTCCTAATATTGGGGATAGTTATTTGGGGTTAGTTTTTGCAAAGAACGAAGGAATTGATCCAGCCACCCCAATAGAAGAACTTAAAAAAATGGAAAGAGTACGATCTGGACAAAAATACAATGACTACCCTGAAAGATTTGCCTCATTCGTAAACTATCAGGCAATTCATGTAAAGAATACTAACAGAGAAGATTCGGTATCGGTATTGCAAGACCTCCTCATGGAAGGAAGTTATTTTGATGGGGTAGGAGAAAAACAGTCTTTGTTTAGGAATTTATTATCTTCAATGCAAAGCGGAAGGTGGGGTGGCAACTTCAAGCGACCAGATGGGATGGAAACATCTGACGATGTGAAGAAAGCACTATCTGACGCGCTAGGTCAAGATTTTGATTCTTTTGTCAAAGAACTACAAGATGCCGTTTCAGCACAATTTGGTTTTGATTTTACAACAAGAAGCACTGGCGGAGTTGACCCAAGTGAAGTTTTGGAGGTACTTGGTCAAACATCAACTTACGGCTCTGCAATACTGAACGAAAGTGTTGCTGAGGCTGGAACATTGAATTACCTATTGGAAAATTTTAACGGCTCAAGGGTTATTGATGAGGTTAAGATTAACCAGATTAAAGATTTATTAGAAAAAGTTCTCCCAACAAGCGCCGAAAAGGGAACAACAAAAAAGATAACAGCACAAGCACAGCAACTAATAGATAAACTGTACGAAGCAATTGAAAAATTGCCAGAACCAGAATGGGATTTTGACGAGGCTTTCTGATGAAAAATAAAAAAATTGACACTTCAGTAAAAATTGGTAATGAAATCCAATCTGAAAGACTGCATGAATTTTTGGGAAGCATAGCCGTATCTGGTGGTGACGGCAAACTTTGGTATATCGTCAGTGCGAAAAACACCGAACCGCATGACTACGAGAGGATGCAAGACGAGAAGCCAATCAAAACCCCAATGATGATTACTGACGAAAACTTAGAAGAATGGCGCATGTCCCCACGGATGGACTCAACACTGGTTGACTGGCGCAAGCAAAAGGGCAAGCGATGAGATATGCGCTTATCAAGCCAATGATCGGGGTCAAGGGGACACCTCATATCATCTTTGAAACTGGAGATGGGGCTTTTGAAGTCATTGCCGAGGAGAAGGCATTCTCGGACGCAATGAAACTTGAGTTGATTAGCCGTGGTTCAAAAAACTTAGAAGAAGCCACCAGTGGAATGTCCTACATGGATGTCTCCATTGCCGATGTCACCGAGAAAAACATTGAGACACTAGAGCAGATAGCCGCTCGCTGGGGTCAAAAAGTTCCAGAGTAATAGTAGACAGCCCTTTAAAAGTGGCTCTTATCTATAATGTACAATACTAGTTGAACCAAAACGACCGCAAAGCGCAGGATATGGGCAACTACCAGAACCCAACAATTGATTATTTCCTACGCCACATGCGATCAGTGGTGCGGAATAACCAATCCATAAAGCGGACAATCATTCCAATTGGCAAAGAAATAACATTAAAAACTCAAACCAGTAAAAGCCGAAAAATTGTTCTTAGTGCTTCTGAGGTTCGCAATCAACCACTAAATGGAAACCGTAACCTACTCAACGCAAAGGCTCACCTTTATTTGAGGGTAAAACGAGAGCGCTTGGGCAAGTCTGTCCTGCGAATCAATCCTTTCAGCCAAATCAACGAGATCAATGAAAAGGTCGGCTTGGTCGGCTCTAGCGGAAGACTTGGGAGAGTTGCGCAAGGCATTGGATCCTATGTGACTCCAGGAAACTCAAGTTCAATTACAAGCCCAATTCGTTCTGGTTTATATGGTGCGCTAGTTCCTGGCGGTGGTCGTATGCGTTTAAAGCCACGCAACGAACAAGCAAGATGCCCTGCTGGATTTGAATTTGGTGGTCGCTTTGCTGACAACGAGTTCTCAAACTGCGGTGCTCAGTTGTTTGAAATACCTGGTCCTCTTGCGCTTCTTGCACGCGCAATTAGAGCAGGCATGAATACTCCAACGGCGCGAGTTGAGAATCTTTCCGAAGTAGTCCAAGGTCAACCAACTGGTGCGCGTACTATTCAGATTCAGCGAATGGCACAAATCCCACGAACTGGATCGCTGCGTGAAGATGCTTTGAAGGCTGGGATGGATGAGGCAATCACGATTCTTAAGGGTGCTCCAGCAGGTGAGGGTCGCATGATTCGTCGTGACGGTGTGACACTACGACCAATCGTTCCATCATCTGTTTTGCGTTCATTCAGTGATAACCCAGACATGGAAGACGGAGTAATGATCCGTGCGATCCAGCGACCACAGGATATTTCATCAGATGACCTAGCGCTTCTTTCTGGTCCGTCAATGAGCCGCATTTCATTTGTTGCGCCAAACGGAACACTGTTAACCGTTGAACGCGCACGACCGCTAACCGTTGGAGAGCGACGCAAGTTTGGTCGCATGCTCAATAGGGCTGTAGGAACGAGCGATGAATACGATGTTGGAAACAATATCCGTGATTTCGCTAACAATTCAGAGGGTGCTTTTAAGTACACCGAATCATTCCCACAAATTAATAAGCCTTTGGATCTTGTTGAGATTACAGGAAGCGACGGAAAGAAGCGTCAGATCCGTCGTTGGGTTTATGAGACATTCGTTAAGAAGAACCGCGAAAAGCCAGTTGTTGAAACGCCAGAGACTGTTCGCGCAGATACAACAGAGGGCGCTGTTCAGTCTTCTTCGCTACTTGATGCAGTCAAACTGCTTGACAAAGGTTCAGATCCATTTGACATTGAAGCCGACTACTTGCTTGCCGCTCTTAAGAAATCTAAATACACATCATCAAGAGCAAATGGTGCCACCAAGTGGACTATGGGCGACAAGTCCTACTACGCAATCCCTGAAACCCGTGCGAATGGAGCAATCGCTCGCCGTGTTTATTCAGACATTGCTTCGCAATTAGGTCTTGACGCACAGACGGTTCGCGTTGTTGGAACATCTGGAAAGCGAACTGCTTTTGTTGAAGATGTGGGTAACATCACTCCTCGCGGAACTGGAAACAAACCAGACAATGCGGACGCTTTGCGAATCGCATTCTCTGATTACCTGTCGGATAGGACATCTCGCTCTGCTGATTCAATTCAGAGAAACCCAAAGGGTGGAACGATGTTGATCCCGACAGGCAACGAACTCTCTGCTTTGGCTGGTTTGTCAAAAGAAGATATTCAAAAACGATTTGGTTTGGATGTTGCTGGGTTGACAAAAGAATATGGCGGTCAACCGTACGCTAACTATTTTGCAAACTTATCACCTCAGCAGCGCAGGCAATTAACATCAATTGCAGATGATCTGATTGAGCGAGCACAAAAATTTAAGTGGGGCGAATATATTTCAAAGATCTCGGCAGACGGACGATTCACCAAGGAAGAACAAACTTGGTTGAACACGCTTGAACGGCTTTACAACTCGCGTCTGAATAATCTCAGGAAATCAAGGAAGAAGTTCCTTGCAACATTGGGAATCTAGGATGGAAAGTAAATCCCAATCCATATCCGATGTTGCCATCAGTGACTTCCACCAAAAAGATTACCAATCGGTAATTGAGTACAAGGCTTTTGCATTTCTTGCAGACCAAACGAAAACAACATTTAATTATGAAGTAAAGCGTGTTCGTGCTGTCTGGGATCCAGGCTTATCAATTCCAGGAACAGAACGACGGGGTGGATGGCGTTGTCCGCCAGGGGTTCGTTTCGGCGGACAAATTACCGACCGTTTCGGACGCAACTGTGGTTGGGGAATTGCCCGTCGCATTGCTAACGCATTGAACAATGTTGGAGAAATGGTTGAAGGAAGAGACGACGAGCGACGCGGAAGGCGTGTTGCAAAACGAAATGCTCGGATGGTTCGTCGTTTAGCAAGGGATGAAGAAGGCGGAAGACTGGAGCGCGGTCTAGGTGCTGTTGCCGATGTTCTTGACGGCGGTGAAGTTCCCACTCCAACTCCGACACCACGCGTGCCAGATGCTGATGTCCCAGAAGTAGACGCTCCATCAGTACCAAGAGTTGACCCACCAACTCTTGAAGAACTTCCAGAAACAGAAGATAAAAAGTCTGGATTCCTCCGTTCGTTATTCAACGGATTTGTTAAAGACTTCAATGACCGTAGAGCAAAGCGACGGGAAGAAACAGACGCAGCGATTGAGCGTGCAATGGGTCTTTCACCTAAGGAACAGTGGAAGGAAATTTTTGATGCTGTTAAACGGCACTGGGGAATAGGAAAGCCAGAAGAGTTTGTTCCAGAAACACGCGAGCCTCGCTATGGTCGCACGGACGAAGATTATGCACGGTTCTTTGAATCTCTCAGTGATGATGAACTTGCAAAACTTTGGATGGCAGTAAACACCGAAGGTGATGGTGTGGTTATCAACCCAGATGCAAAGGAGAAAATTAAAGAAGAACTTGAACGCCGAGAAATGTCAACGAATATAGATGAACTTGTTGACGCATACGGAAAAGATGACGCTGTTTTTACTGGTGAGAGAATGGAGGATCTCATTGATCTGTTCATAGATGATATTGACCTAGATGAAGCAGACATAGATTTCGTTGATCCATTCACACCTTCGGAACCACGACCAGCACCACGACCACGGGTTCCTTCTGGCGGTCGCAGTCCGCGACCACGACCTACCCCAGATTTTGATCCTGATGATTTTCTGGCTCCAAGTAGAGATAGAAAACCAAAATATCGCACACCAAAAAGACCAGACGGAGTCAGCGACGCTGAATGGAATAGATACCTTAAATACCACAGGGAAGCAGCGCGAGACGCTAGATGGGTTCCTGGTGGTTACGGTGGTGGTGGCGGATATTGGATCGGACCAGTTGATTTTGACATGTGGAGACTTGGGTTTGGTCGTGATAGACCAGATGGAGATCGTTCACCAGAAGTTCCAGCGTATGACCCACGACCGCGACCTACTCCTGGTCGTAGACCAGGTGGTTTGATTGACTTCCCAGGTTTTGAACTAGAACCAAGAAGACCAGCCAACAACCGTCGTAGAGGAAAGTTCCCACAAGAGTTACCAGATTTGTCAGACACGGCAATTGGCGAGTTCATAGACAGCATTCAAAACAAAATAAAAAAAGGTCGCGATCCAGCACCTATGGGCAGGATTAAGAGCCAGATGCGGTCAATGTTTAGAAAAAGTGATATTAGCCAACTCACCAGCGAAGAACTTGAACAATTTGCAGAATGGTGTAAAAAATATGGCACCTCAATAAAAAATGGTGGATACGCAGACCAATGGGAAAGAAGTCAGGGTCAAACATTTACAAGATTTGCTTCGTCAATCTTGGATGTGCGTGATGCTAGAGAAGAATTAATAAGGCGGGGTGCTGAACCAGACGCTGACAACCGAGTTCATACACCAAATGAAAAAATTGTTGATGAATTTTGGCGCGACCGTGTCAATAGGGAACGCGATCTTCGCATAGAAGATTGGCTTCTTCAAAGAGAAGAGCGTGCACAAGAGCAGGAAGGACAGGTTTATCGCAGTCGGGGGAACCTGCGAGAATCAGAAGCACGCAGAATGGCACGCGAGTTGCGCGAGCCAGGCGCACCACGAACTGGGGAAACACCACGCGCACGGACACGAGGCGCTTCAGACGCTGGAGCAGCACGCACCGCAACGCGTAGAACACCAGCAACGGCTCAGGGTGAAGCAAACATACCATCAAAGCCAGTAACCCCAACAAGGCGAACAGTAAAGCCCAAAAAGATCAAAGACCCAAACAAACTTTCGGATAATGAAATCCTCAACGAAGTAGCCAACCCAGAAACAGATCAGACCATGGTGGCGGCGTTGACCGATGAATTCAATAGGAGAAATAGTCGTGTTTCGTTGAAGCCAAACATGACAAAGGGCAATATCGCATTACCAACAGGCAGAGCGTTTGACCGTGCGGAAATAAGGGAAATCGCTAACGGTGATCCACAACTTGAACAATTAGTTGACGAAAATGATCCAAACAATCCAGAGTGGAGCATTGAATTAGATCAAAACATGCAGGGTTGGAACTATGGGAATCTTGGAGAATTAAATCAGGTAATTGAAAATTACGAAAACCTCGTGGCAGAAGACCTTGCATGGGTGGAACGATATATTCAAAAAATAAATGAAGAAGACCGTCCAGCATGGGAAAAACTTGCACGCCAAGATCTCATTAAAAGAAACGCAGTGTACGCAAATAGGAGAAAAAGCCTCAGTAAATTGAAGCGCCGTAAACAGGAAATTGAAGATGGATCACCGACGATTCAGAGAGTTAGAAACCGTGTAAAAAATCCAAAGAGAGTAAATGCCAAAGACCTCAACCTAGAAAAAGGTCATACAGAAATTGAAATGCAACTTGACGCAATAAATAGAAAACTTGCAGAACTTGATCGTGAAATGGAGCAAGTTGCACAATTTGGTGGTGAAGACGGTCTTTTCAGACTTGCAGAAAAATATGAACTAGAGGCAGAAAGACTGCAACCGCTCCTTGACCAACTAGACGCAGCCATATCACGCGGGGAAGGTGGAGACACCCTTGAATTTGATATGGCTGACTTCAATGGATACGAAGGTGAACAAACCCTCCAAGAATACAGAGACAATGTATTCCAAATAATGTCAAATAATAGAGAGGCACACCGTCGCGTTGGTGAAAAAATTGCCATAGATAGAATTCGTGGTCAAGCAAACAATAGATACAAGGCTGAACAAGTTACGCAAGTAACCGACGGTGGAATCATTGAGCCAGAATTACGCCCTGCAAAAGTTGACAGAATAACTGCCCCTCGTCAAAACCCAGAAGATCCAAATTCTCCATTTCTTTACAATGAAACCAATATTGATGAAGCAATTAAACACATCCACGAAGATGGTGGCTCACTTGACGACATACCAGACGAAATAGTTTTTGACGCAATTGTTGACGGAGAATTGCGTAAATACAATAATGGTGATCCTATTGACATGGAATCTGTTCTTGCTGACGGTTTCGGCGAGGCAAGTGAATGGGAAAATCAAAGGTTTAGGTTTGAAGTTATTTCCGATAAAACACGAGAAGATACTGGTGGTTTATGGCAAGTACTAAAAGTTTATGACAAGGTAAGTGGTAAAGAGTACTACATGAAAAAATCATACTATGCGCGAAATGAAGCAGTACTTGAAATGGTTGGAGCAAGGGCTGGAGAAATTCTTGAATTCCCTAATCACCCCAACAAGGTGAGAGTTGACAGACTACGACAAATGGAAAATTTGAACGAGAATGGTCGTTTTGCTAGATGGATTATCACAGAATCATCACAGGATTGGGATATTGGCGCAGGTACAAGTCCGTCAAGTATTGGTCAGCAAGCACAAAACGCTGAGAATGTTCGTGGAATTGATATTGAAGAACGAGATGTTGCTCGCATGGCGGTACTTGACTTGATTCTTCACAACCAAGATAGGCACCCTGGCAACTGGCAGATCATTACGGACGAGCGTGGTAGGGATAGGTTTATACCACTAGACCACGGCATGCTCGGCGGTGGTCGTGTTGGAAACTTTGACGATATGGATGAAGATATTACGGTTGCCGACCTTAACGACTGGGCTGATGAAACCATTGATGCTTTTGAATTAAATGGACTTGATGATTTTGACAATTTTGCAGTTTTCAACAACGGTCTTTACTTCGCAAGAACTTATTATGAGCACGATGATAGGTTCCCTGAACAGAGAGCGCGTTTTCTGGCTGTTGTTAGAAATGCAACTAATAAACTTGAGCAAGAATTTGACAGCATGTTTGACTTTGACCGTATCCAACAAAACGGTGTTGAACTTTCAGAACTTGAAAGAGCGCATTTAGTGGCGTTGAAAAGAGTAGCGAGGCACAGATTAGACTGGTTGAAGCAAAACCCAGAGGCTCTTGTTGCTTTCTTTGACCAGTAATGAAAAGGACATATAAAAAATGAAAAAATTCCCACTAGTTATTGAGCACAGAAGAATGGGCAAAATAGAGGCTTTGTTTGTTATCAAGTCAAACAAGCAACAGGATTCATACACCCTGTCGCATATCGGACAATCTGACTCATATATTAAGAGAACTGGGAAAGCATCGGAAATGCTCATCAAGACAAAATCCCCAGACCTTCTTTTCAACATGAATCACCCTAAAGATGCGCCGTATCCGAAGCCAACCCTCAATGTCATAGAAGGTGCGTCATGGGATCAAATCAAGCCCCTTCTTGAAGAGGTTAAAAAAGTAGGCATTAAAGAAAAGGGTAAATAAATCTAATAGAATTTTGTGTGTCATAATTAGTGCTACCATTTTGAAGCGGTCTTTTGCTGACTGCCGATAGCGGGAGACCGCGCAAATACACGGAAAGCACAAATGGACTCAGTTTTCATCATCTCAGATCGTGTGAAAAAACCTTTCATGGTTGTAATTTCACGGGCAAAAGGCACGGAGTTCAAGCCTTTAACTAGCGACGCAAAGAACCTTTCTCGCTACCTGATTGATGAGTACAAGAAACAGCCGATCACTAAGGGTGAATTGTCTCAGGTGATTGACGCGAATATGGATATTCAAGGTCCGAGTCCGCTTAATTCTGCAACCAAAAAGAAGATTGAGCGCCTGATTTCCGAGTCAGAACTCCCTGCATACCCAAAGGGAACATCCCCTCCAAAGAACGAAACTCTACTAACAGCAAAGAGCGCTCATGTTGTGAGACATCTACCAGTTCTTTCAATTAGCGAAGTTGCCATCTCTGAATTCTCAACGATGGAACACCGAAATGTGATCCAATACAAAGCCGCTTCCTTTGTGTCTGATCAAACAAAGACGACATTTAACTATGAGGTGAAGCGCGTTCGCGCAATGTGGGATCCGTCATTGTCAATCCCAGGAACTGACCGTCGCGGTGGCTGGCGTTGTCCAGTCGGTACGCGATACGGCGGACAGATTACAGATCGTTTCGGTCGTAACTGCGGTTGGGGTGTTGCACGAAGAATTGCAAACGCAATTACAAACATCGGTGACCGTCTTGAGAACATTGATGACCGTCGTCGTGGACGCCGTGTTGAGCGTAGAAACAACCGAATGATTGAACGCTTGCGTCGCGACGAACGAGGTGGGCGACTTGAGCGTGGACTACGCGGAGTTGCAGATGTCTTAGAAGGAGGAGAAGCATCACGACCAACTGGTGCGACTCGCCGTCCTCGTGAACTAACACCTGCTCCAGAAGCACTTCCGTCAGCAAAACGACCAAAGCCTCGTCGTGAAGAAAAACCAGAAACTGCTGTCAAGCCACGACCGAAGCCACGCGTCGTAACACCAGTTGAGGATCGCAAGCCAGAAACATCAAAGCCGACTGGTGGTTCGCGAGAAGAAAAAGAAGAAAAAGATTTTCTTAAAAAGATTCTTGAGGGACACCCTGATGGTATTGAAAACCCAGTATGGGATGATTGGGTTGACATCACCAAAGCGGATGAACCCGTCATTAAACGATTGATTGAAAAAGGTCTTCTCAGCCGAACAAAGAATGACACGGCATTCGGTAGACCAGATTCAGGCAGGGCAAAATACTTATACGAGGTGACAGAAAAAGGCAAGAAATTCTTGCGTGGTGAAGATTCTGAAACACCAAAACCAGTTGCCCCACGCCGTCCACGCGCCGTACCAAAACCAAAAGATGCTCCAGAGGGTTCAAAACTAACCCCCAAAGAAGCAGGCGATGTAAAAGCGAATGAAGAATTTCCTGATTATGTAAATCGTAAGTATAACGAGTACGCAAAACGCGTTCGTGAAATTCGTGAAGGCGGTGGAAACGCTGGAATGCTCCGCCGTGCTGAATGGTATGCGATCAATAAGGACAACCTGCGCGACGCATGGGGTAGCGCAAACGGAAGAGTTGCACCTGAAAGTTTTGAACCTCCAGCGCCACGACCACGACGACCACGCAATAACAGAAACCGACGACGCAATGCTTCCGATGCAAACGCAGAAGCATCTGCATCACGCCGACCAAAACCAGAAGACAAGCCAGAAGTTGCACCGATTAGTCCAATAAAGCCTAAAAAGCGAGTGGACAAGAATGCACCAACCAAGGACTTTGACCATAGCGGTACTGCCTATAGGGATGCGGCTTCAGCGCAAGATAAGGCACGGCAATTAGTGAGGGCTGAAGAGAAAACATTCCATGTTGTCAGGTACGACAAGAATGGTCATGACGGTGGCGCCGATAAGTTTTATGTTCTTGATGACGAGCAATACCAGAAACTTCGGGATAATGAATCAATGGGTGGCAAATGGGCTGGAGTTGGGGTGGCTAATCCACCAAACACCGCCCAAAGACAAGCAGCCGAAGAAGCCGCTCGTATTCTTGCTGAAGCAGATGCAGAACGCGCACGCGATCGCGAACCATTCACTGTTCCTGATAAGCCAGAGTCAGTTGATACAACATCAGCACCAAAGCCAGCATCAGAGGCAAATCAAGGTGGAAAACTAAAAGGACTGTTTGACCGCGTTGCTAGAAGAAAAAAGGCTGGAAGAAAAGAAGCACCTCTCGGTAAAGACAACGAGCAGGGTATCAATGTTGGTATTGCTGTTGCCAAGGGGAACAAAGGGATTAACACTATAGAAGATGCACAAAATGCACTAAAAAATGGTGGCGATCTGGCAGACATCCCTGATGATTTCATGTTTGACGCACTAGATGGAAATGCCTTTGACGGAAACGAAGAAATGGATGACTTTGCGGAAGATTTTCTTCAAGATTTGATTGATAACGGCACTGTTAATGTGCCATTTGATGCTGATGTGTTTATTGATAGGGGATATGGTGGATTTATCACTGCCCAAGCATTGGCTTCAGCAGATCTGGAACTTCCTCAAGATATTCAACAAATGCTTAGTGTTTTTGATGCCGAGGGTCAATTGCCGAGGTATATGAAATTGGAAGGTGGATCGGCTGCTTCTCCACGATTTTTCTTTGCGATATCAAAGGTTGATGGAAAATACAAGTTGAGCGGAGAAGGGTTTATCGTCAAGCCACCAGATCCAGGTGGTGAAAACTTTGCAAATCTACATGAAGTGCTTGGTGTTGAAATTGCACAAGTATTTGGTGCAGCGCAGGAAGCAGGTCGCGTTGATGGGAAAATAAATCCTAACGCTAGACAGAACGCTATAGTCCTTCCGATCGGTCTCAACTTTATTGATGGAAAACAAAAAGTTGGCAGATACTCCGCATCAGACAAAAATGATATGCGTCTCCACGCACTGATGACAAACATGCTGCTTGGAGTGACCGACAGGCATGAAATGAACCAAATCAACTATATTGATTCCGATGGCAAAGAAGTTCCTGTACCAATTGACTTTGGGCGAGCCATGTACTGGGGGGACGAATTGGATGCTGACGGCGTTCGTGCTTATGCAAGATTTGAATTTGATGTTGACCCTCAAGGTGGGTTTAGGGCAGATGGAGATAAGCAAAGAGTAAACGAACTGGGGGAAATGTACAAAGAAAACTTGCAGAAAATAGACTTTGATGATTTAGAGAAGCGACTTACCGAGATGTGGAGTGGCAAGGGGTTCAGCGAGGCTCAAATCAGGACGCATGTGAACACTTTAAAAACTCGCGTTAGAAAATTGATTGATATTTTAGAGAATCAGGGTCTCGGAGATATTATTGGTTCGCCGAACCGATTGGGGAGATAAATGAAAAAGTCAATGTGGATTGGTATGGCAGGCTTTGGCTCGCCAATGGCAGTTGGTTTTGATGGTGAAAAACTATATGTCAACACTTCGGACGAAAAGATGAAAGCAAGTGTTCAGAGGATGTTTGAAAAAGTAAAAGAACGGGAAAAAAATAACAAATCATTTGACTTTCCAAACTATTTTGGTACATCATCAATGTACTTCATGGGTAAAACAAGTGAGTGGGATAAAGCAATTTTTGACCTAAGTGAAACATTGCTGAAAAAGAAGCCTTAATGCTTGGTGGTTCAGCGTCCTTCCGTGCAAAACAATTCGTCACTGAGGCGAACAAAAGCACAATGGTGTACGAAGTTAAACGCGTACGCGCTGTTTGGGATCCATCGCTGTCTATTCCTGGAACCGATAGACGAGGTGGGTGGCGCTGTCCAGAGGGAACTCGTTACGGTGGTCAGATAACTGACCGATTTGGCAGGCAGTGCGGTTGGGGTTTAGTGCGACGCATTGCAAACATGATCAGCAATGTTGGTGAAACACTGGAAGATCGCGATGATCGTCGTCGTGCGAGACGCGGTGGTAAACGCCGAGTTGTTTCTCCAGCGACCCCAGAACTTGACACGCCAAACCTTGACCTGAATGAAAATGATTCGGCGCTTGCAGAGTCTCTCGGTGAAGTAATCCCTACCCCAGAACCACCAAAACCACGCACCGTTAAACCTCGCCGTGTAACAAATGTTGATGCACCTGAAGCGGTTGAGCCAAAGCCAGAACCGCGTCAACGCCGTGCACCACGACGACGCCCACAAGGAAACTTGCGCCCATCTGAACAACGAAGGATGGAACGCGAACTTGAACAGCCAGGCGCCCCACGCACTGGCTTAGAGGAGCCAAGCGTTGAACAAGTACTAACGCCAGAGCAAGCATCAGACGCTATCCCAACAGAAGAATTCAGACCGTATGTGCTTCGCAAGTACAACGAGTATGCACGCAATGTTCGCAAGATTCGCGAAGAGGGTGGCGATGCTGGAATGCTTACTCGTCGCGAATGGTACGCGATTAACAAAGACAATCTCCGCAGTGCATGGAAAGATGTTCACGGAGTAGATGCGCCAGATAG